AAAGGTGCGGGGTCGGTTGAATACTGCATAAAAAGCGGTGATACAATGCTTGAACAACACCCATTGCTATCATTAATAGACAGACCTAACCCATTACAATCTAATTCAGAATTCTTTAATGCCTTATTTGGCTTTTTGTTGTTGAGCGGCAACGCTTATATACTGAAGGTAGGGTCAGAACTAGGTAAGCCAAAAGAACTGCATTTATTAAGACCAGATAGAATTGTTATCAATGGCGGTAAGAAACCAATACCTGAAAGTTATGATTATGTTATTAACGGCAGAGTGCAACAGTCATTCCAAGTAGACCAAGACACTGGATATAGTGAACTAAAACACATCAAATTGTGGAATCCATTAGATGATTATTATGGCTGTTCGCCATTGAGTGCGGCGGCAGTAGAAGTAGACCAGCATAACCTATCCAGTAAGCACAATATAAATCTATTAAACAACGGGGCTAGACCATCTGGGGCTGTTATATTTAAACCTAAAGATGAATCAGGATTTGCCGTCAATCTAAGTGAAGGGCAACGGGCGCAATTACTGACAGACCTCAACAATAGATTTCAAGGTGCTGGCAACGCTGGTAGACCTATGCTCTTAGAGGGTGATTTTGATTGGAAAGAAATGGGTATGAGTCCAAAAGACATGGATTTCATGAACTTGAAGCACATGAGTGCAACCAGTATCGCTTTGTGCTTCGGTGTGCCTAGTCAGTTAGTGGGTGTTCCAGATGCGCAGACGTATAGCAATGTAGCTGAAGCTAGGTTGGCTCTATATGAGGAAACAATAATACCGCATTTAAAATTGATACAATCAGATTTAAACGAGTGGTTAATACCAATGTTCAATGAGAATATACGCTTTGAATATATGCTAGAAAGCATTCCAGCACTAGCAGAACGTAAAAGAAAGACATACGAGAATGTTACCAGTGCTGTTCGTGAAGGCATAATGACCAGAAACGAAGCCAGAGAGGTTATTGGATTAAGTCCTATAGATGGCGGAGATGATATATATATTAGCTCAACACTATTTCCATTAGGCTCTGAGGTAACTCCAGAATCAGATGACCTTCAAGATGAAATAGACATAAATGACTATGATGAAGATGAAGAAGAACAAACTGGAAAATCTATTTATTCTGGTGAACTTTTTGAAGATGAAAAAGCTGTATCTGACATTGACTTCAAACCTACCAGCGGCATGGCAAGTGAGGCTCAAAAAGGCTTGGATTGGCGTAAAGAATTTGGTCGCGGCGGAACTAATATAGGCTCAACTAGGGCAAGCCAATTAATCAAGAGAGAAAATCTATCGCCAGATACGGTCAAGCGTATGTATTCTTTCTTTGCAAGACATGAAGTAGATAAGCAAGCAGAAGGCTTCAGGCAAGGCGAAAAAGGATATCCAAGCAACGGTAGAATTGCATGGGCTTTATGGGGCGGTGATGCTGGCTTTAGCTGGAGTAAGAAAAAACGAGATCAAATAGAACGTGAAAGTAAAGCAAAGCCAGATAGCCTAAAAGTAGGTGATATGGTTTCATGGAACAGTAGTGGCGGTAGAGCTAGAGGTAAAATCACTAAAATAGTAAGAAATGGAAAGCTACCTGTACCTAAAACTGATTTTACTCTCAATGGAACTGAAGATAATCCAGCTTGTTTAATCAAATTATATCGTGGTGGTGAAGCTACTGATGTAGTAGTAGGGCATAAATTTAGCACACTAACTAAGATATAAAAGCCCATTATTCACCCATGCTAATGCCTTACCCACATAGAGAACGTGCCGTAAGCGCGATTACAGGCGCTTTTAAAATGCCTAAAATGCGAATAAAACAGTTATTCGGTTTTAAACAAGGGAAAGTTAGTATAAGAAAGGAAATCAGACGGCAAGCAAGATTGCGTAAAAATCTGCAAAGAAGTATTTATAGAAAACTAAATATCTTATTGCCAAGACACATAAGAAGGCAAGCCAAAACCTTTGAAGAGTCAGGTCTATTTTCGCGCACACAATCTTATAGAGTATTAGAAAACGAATTGCTTTTTATAATGCGGCAACATTATCGTAGGGTTTTTATTACCGTGTTTAAAGAATACGAAGCAAGATATGAAAAAATAAATAAAAGTGTTGATGTCAGTGTATTCAATAGAAATAAAGATATAGAAGATTTAATTGAAATATATCTTAATGACAGGGTCTTATTCTTAGCAAGAATGGGTCAAGCCGTCACTAATGATATACAAAACATTATAAGCAATGCTAGAGCAGAAGGTTTATCACTTAATCAAATAAGTAAAAAAATAATGAAAAGAGTGCCAGTCGCAAGAAGTAGAGCGGCGGCTATAGCTAGAACTGAAACTCACAATGCGGCTAGTTTTGCTAATCACTCATATCATGAGATAGTGGGTAAAGAATATGATGTACGAATGGTAAAAAGATGGACAGCAACTAATGACCTTAGAACTAGGTCAGCCCATAGTAGTGTAAATGGTCAAATTAGACCAATGGATGAACCATTCAATGTAGACGGTGCAGAAATGATGCACACGGGCGATCCAAAAGGCGGTGCTAGAAACAATGTAAATTGCAGATGTGTTGTAATATACATAGATGCTGATGAAGTGGATAATTTACAATAAAACTAAATAATTGTAAGATTGCTGATGTTGGGCTAAGATAATCAAGACTAAATAGAGGATCACCTTAAATGAACATTGGAAATGCAATGCTGGATGTTCAGGCTAACGAGCCTACTTTGAAAGAAGATTCTATAAAGAATGATATAAAAGAAGAAATAAGGCGCGATGTGTATACCACTGAGCAAGAAGCTCAAGCTAGAGCTAAAGATATTGGGTGCGTTGGTTCACACTCGCATGATGAGGATGGCAACAAAGTATATATGCCATGTAAAAGTCACGAAGAATATAGACTAGCTACTGGTACAGATGTAAAAAGCCAATATATTGAATTTAAGTCAGAAATAAAAGCCTATCAAGACGATGATGAAGATAGAGAAGAATATGGTCGTTTTGAAGGATATGCCTCTGTATTTGAAAACACAGACTTAGGCAATGATGTTATCAAGACAGGCGCATTTAAAAAGAGCCTCAGAAAACGTGGCAAAAAAGGCGTGAAACTTCTATATCAACACAAAAGTGATATGCCTATTGGTGTATTTGACTCAATCAAAGAAGATGATAACGGCTTGTATGTAAAGGGCAGATTAGCTCTAAAATCTACAGCGGGTCGTGATGCATACGAATTATTAAAAATGGGCGCTTTAGATGGAATGTCTATCGGCTTTAGAGCAGACCCACAATCAATAACATACGACAAGCGTTCTAAAAAAAGAATGATTGGCGAGGTAGATTTAATGGAGATTAGTCTAGTGACTTTTCCGATGAACCCGAAAGCTACGGTGATGTCGGTGAAGGGCGAGGCTGTTTCTATTAGAGAATGGGAAAATGGAATGCGAGATGCCTTCAATTTAAGCCGTTCAGAAGCGAAGATGGCGGCAAAAGCTGTTCATCATGTATTTGAGGAAAAATCTAATAGCGAGAGGCTACAGGATATGGAATCAAAGACAGAACTGGTAGATGCCATCAAAAACTTAACTTTAACCCTAAAAAACATCTAACACAGGAGTACATGAAAATGGCTGAAGATGTGAAAGAGGTTATGTCAGAATTCGGAAAGGCTTTTGAATCATTCAAAGAAGCTAATGACGAAAAACTGGCTCGCCTAGAAAAAGGTTTAGGTGAAGATGCATTGTTGAACGATAAGTTAGCCAAGATTGAAAGTAAACTTGACTCGCTTGAGGACATCAACGCATCAATCACACAAACCAAAGCGCAACAAGAAGGTGTTGCTGAGAAAGTAGAGAAATTAGAAACGGTCATGTCACGACCTAATTCTGGTTACGATGCTAAATCAGTAGATGATACTTGTGTTGCATTTGAAACATATTGTCGTAAAGGCTTACAGTCTTTAACCGATATGGAAAAGAAAGCACTGACTGTTAGTAATGACAGCACAGGCGGATATCTAGCACCACCAGAGTATGTGAGAGAGTTACTAAAAACTGTAACTGAAGTTTCACCTATTCGTAGTATTGCTAGACTTCGTACAACTGGTCAGCGTTCAATCCAAGTACCTAAGAGAACTGCACAGTTTGCCGCACAATGGGTAGCTGAAAGTGGAACTCGTAGTGAAACTACTGGATGGAATGTAGGACTTGAAGAAATACCAGCGCATGAAAGTTATGCATTAGTTGATATTTCAGAACAAGACCTAGAAGATTCAGTGTTTGATCTTGAGGCAGAAATGCAGTCAGAATTTGCAGAGCAATTTGCAAAAGCTGAAGGTACTGCATTCGTATCAGGTAACGCAGTAGGTAAACCAGAAGGCTTCATGACTAACAGTGATGTTGGTGAAGTAGTATCAGGTCATGCATCTACTATATTAGCTGATGGTCTTATCTCGTTAGTACACGGCATTAAGTCTGAGTACGCTAAAAATGGTACGTTCGTATTCAATAGAACTACTCTTGCAAGTGTTCGCAAACTTAAAGATACGGCTGGTCAGTATGTATTCCAAGCTGGAATGATGCTCACTGGTGGTGTTACTAACACTGTATTAGGATATCCGTATGTTGAAGCAACTGATATGCCATCTGAAGGTAGCAATACCTATCCAGTAGCATTTGGTGACTTTAGACGTGCCTACATGATTGTAGACAGGGTATCTATGGCGGTTTTACGCGATCCATTCACACAAGCTACAACTGGTAATGTAAGATACATTGCTCGCCGTAGAGTTGGTGGTCAAGTGGTTCAGGCGGAAGCTATCGTTAAACAAAAATGTTCAACATAAGGAATAGGTGATATATGAAAGATTTATCCAATAACCTAACTATTGCGAACAGTCTAATCAACGCTGTTAAAACTGCGGCGGCAAATGGAACTGGAGTTGACCTACAAGGTTACGAAAGTGCATTAGCTGTAGTTTCTGTCGGTGCTGAAGGCGATACTTTAGCCGCAAACCTTAACTTCCAAATCTCATTAGAGCATAGTGATGACGATTCAACTTACACCGATTGTGTGCAAGCTGATATTGTTGATGGCACTATTGCCGCTAATGGTATTTGGTTAATACTTGACGGTACTGGTACTGCGGGCGTGGGCGGAAACCCTCACACTTCAGGTGGTACATGGCAAGTAGGTTATGTAGGTGGCAAACGGTATGTCAGACTTGTAATCGCTAAAACTGGAACTCACTCAACTGGTACATCCATAAGTGGGCTTATAGTTAGAGGGGATGCTAGACATAGCACAGATAATGATAACGTTATTCATAACGTATAGTCATTAGTCACATTGAGTGGGATAGCTTCGGCTATCCCTACTCTTAATTTGAGAGGTAAGCCAAATGGCTAACAAACAGTATAAAATAGTAGTACCAAAAGTAGGCTCAAACAACGTAAATGGTACTGATGCGAAACTTTATAAGTTAGATGAAATTGTTGATGCTACTGAAGCATGGCAAGAAGAAATAATGAATACATTTGTTGCTAATGGGTGGGCTATGGAAACTAAGGTTGAAGCTACAGCCGATGTTGAGCAAGCAGAACCAGTAAGAGCAAGAAATGATAAGGGTCACTATAAAAAAGATGACCCAAATACACCAGATATAAATGAAGCCTACAAAGGTGGTAAAGCACCTAAAGCAACCAAGAGAACCACCAAAAAGAAAACAAAAGCAAAAGCCTAGTTTCGGTGGTATGATTTATTTAGCAGATGCAATATGGTAGATACCATGCTAATTATAGGAATAGGTATTCATGAGCGCGGGTTATCATCATTTTGTAATAGAACAAGGGGCAACATTCGGACAGGTTCTTACGCTTAAAGATTCAAGCGGAACTGTTGTCAATCTAACTGGCTATAGTGCGGCAGAGATGGATTTGAGAGAAAATCCTGAATCATCAACCGTAGTAGCAACTCTAACAACTGGAAATAGTCGTGTCGCATTAGGCGGTTCAGCGGGTACAGTGACGCTATCAATAACGGCGGCAGACACAGCTAACCTTGCTGTTGGCGATGGTCATTATGATTTAGAAATTACAACTGGTTCTAATGTGTATCGTATTCTTGAAGGCACATATAGTATTAGAAGGAATTTGAGTCGGTGAGCGGCACAGACAGCATAACAGTAAGCAACAGTAATACAGTTAGTACCGTTACTGTAACTGATGCTTCTAATATTTCAGTAGTCACAGTAGGTACACAGGGATTAGCTGGGGCAAACACTCTATTGAATAGAGATGTAAATGACTCAACGGCTGGTACAAATGGCTCATTAGTCGTATATGACCATGACAATTTAGAGTGGATTGACAGTCAATCAAGCAGAGCGCAATCATCAATAGTCAAAGTATATAATCTTTTATTCACCAGTGGCGGGGCAACCGTTACAGGAACACTTGATGAAGATAACTTAGGCTCAAACAGCAATACTAAACTTGCCACACAACAATCAATAAAAGCGTATGTAGACGCACAAGTAACTGCTCAAGATATGGATTTCAAAGGCGATAGTGGCGGTTCTTTATCCATAGACCTAGATAGTGAACTGTTTATCATAGCGGGCGGTACAGGCATTACTACAGTCGGTGACACTAACACTGTCACAGTGAACATAGATTCAACTGTAGCGACACTGACAGGCTCTCAGACACTAACCAACAAGGTATTAACAAGCCCAGACATAAACACACCAGATATAGACGGCGGTACAATAGATGGGGCTACTATAGCAACATCAAATATCACTGTAGGCTCTGGTAAAACATTAAACGTAACAGCGGGTACATTTACTCTTGCTGATAACCAAATATCAGGCGATAAAGTAGAAGGCGGTACGATTGCCGCAATCACAATTACTGATTTAGCTTCAACTACGGTAGATACTACCAATATTGAAGTCACAAACATCAAAGCAAAAGATGGTACAGCGGCGGGTTCAATAGCCAACTCAACAGGTGTTGTTACATTAGCAAGCTCAGTATTAACCACCACAGATATTAATGGTGGCACAATAGACGGTACAAATGTCACAGTAGGTAGTGGTAAGACCCTTGATGTATCAAGCGGCACACTTACATTAGCAAATGACCAAATCAGTGGCGATAAGATTCAAGGCGGTACGGTTGCATCAATGACCATTACGGCTATGACAGGTACACTAGAAACTGCCGCACAACCCAATGTAACCTCATTAGGTACACTCAGCGCCCTAACAGTAGACGATATAGCGTTAGATGCTAAGACATTAACCATGACAGGCTCAAGTGGTGATACGGCAACTGTCGTAGTAGGCACAAATGGAACATTAACCATAACCACAACAGATGCATCAGCGGCGGCGGCTAATATCCAAATCACGGCAGATGGTACAGCAGAACTAGCGGGTACTACCGTAACTTTAGATTCTAGCGGTGGTATAACCTTAGATGCAGATGGCGGTACAATAACATTTGCTGATAATGGCTCATCATTAGGCACAATTACATCTTCTGGGTATACAGGGGCGGTAGTAGGGAACGCCTCTACTGCAACGGCTCTTGCAACTGCTAGAACGATTGGCGGCACAAGTTTTGATGGCACGGCTAATATTGCCGTAGCTCTATCTGCCACTGCAACTGCACTCGCAACCGCAAGAACCATACATGGTGTATCTTTTGATGGAACGGGAAATATTGACCTCAGTGAAGTAATATCAGACACCGTAGGGGCTATGTTCTCGTCTAATACCGAGACAAATATCACTGCGACCTATCAAGACGGTGACAATACTATTGATCTAGTCATAGGTACATTGAACCAAGACACTACAGGCACAGCAGATAATGTAACGGTCACTGCAAACAACTCTACTGACGAAACGGTATATCCAGTATTTGTTGACGGTGCGACAGGTTCTCAAGGCGCTGAAACAGATAGTGGTCTTAGTTATAACCCTAGCTCTGGCAATTTGACTATTGGTGGTGCGCTTATAGCCGCAACCTTAGACATATCGGGTAACGTAGATGTAGATGGCACATTAGAAGCGGATGCTTATACAGTTAATGGCACAGCATTAAATGAATTCATAGCCGATACAGTCGGTGCAATGGTTTCAAGCAATACTGAAACGAATATAACAGTAGCCTATCAAGATGCAGATAACACTTTAGACTTTACAATAGGAACTTTAAATCAGGATACAACTGGATTAGCCGCCACAGCTACGGCTTTAGCCACCGCAAGAAACATAGCTCTTACAGGTGATGTTACGGGTACGGTTTCATTTGATGGTACTGGCAATGTAGCAATATCCTCAACTATCGCCGCAAATAGCGTGGCTTTGGCTACTGATACCACTGGAAATTATGTCGCCACAGTAGCGGGTACAACTAATGAAATAGAAGTAAGTGGATCAGGATCAGAAAACGCGGGCGTAACAATCGGCTTACCAGATAACGTCACAATAGCGGGCAACCTAACTGTTACAGGTGATTATACAGTCAATGGCGATACCACAACGGTTAGCACAGCAACGCTTAGTGTTGAAGATCCATTAATCAAACTGGCGAAAGGTAACGCTGGTGCTGACTCAGTAGATATAGGTATCTATGGGCTATATGACACATCAGGTTCACAAGATTTATATGCGGGTCTATTTAGAGATGCTAATGATTCAGGAAAGTGGAAGCTATTCAAAGACTTGCAACCAGAACCCACGACCACAGTTAATGTATCTGGAACAGGTTATGCAGTCGCTACATTAGTCGCTAATTTAGAAGGGGCGGTAACTGGTAACGCAAGTACAGCCACAACATTGGCAACGGCTCGCACAATCGGTGGTACAAGTTTTGACGGTTCAGCAAATATCGCAGTAGCACTAGCGGCTACAGCAACCGCACTAGCAACGGCTAGGACAATAGGTGGTACGAGCTTTGACGGTACTGGAAATATAGATGTAGCTCTTGCAACCCTAGCAACCAATGTAACGGTATCAGCGAATAACTCAGCTAATGAAACTGTCTATCCATTGTTTGTGGATGGGGCAACTGGAACGCAAGGTGCTGAGACTGATACAGGATTAAACTACAATCCATCAACAGGAATGCTTACTACTGCTGGAGTAACAGCGGCATTAACAGGTAATGCTTCAACCGCAACCACATTAGCCACAGCCCGTACCATAGGCGGCACTTCATTTGATGGGTCTGCGAATATAGCAGTCGCTTTATCAGCCACCGCAACAGCATTAGCTACGGCGCGTACTATTCATGGAGTAAGTTTTGATGGGTCAGCTAACATTGATTTATCAGAGGTTATTTCAGATACCGTCGGTGCAATGTTCTCATCTAATACAGAGAGCGGCATAACGGTAGCCTACCAAGACGCAGATAATACGATTGACCTAACGGTTGGCACATTAAATCAGGACACCACAGGGAACTCAGGAACATTCACCGTAACTGCGAATAATTCCGCAGATGAAACGGTTTACCCTGTATTCGTAGATGGCGCTACAGGCGCACAGGGCGCAGAAACAGACACAGGGCTAACGTACAACCCATCTAGCGGTAATATGGCTATAGCGGGTGAATTATCAGCGGCAACACTTGATATCTCAGGCAATGTAGATATTGATGGTACTTTAGAAGCTGATGCAATCACCGTAAACGGTACAACCCTAGCAGAAACAATCAGTGATACTGTCGGCGCGATGGTATCCAGTAACACGGAAACAAATGTAACTGTCACTTATCAAGACGCTGACAATACCTTAGATTTCGTAGTAGGAACGCTCAACCAAGATACAACTGGAACAGCGGCGATAGCAACCACAGTTACCATTACTGATAACGAAAGCACCAATGAAAGTAATGCCTTAATATTTACGGCTGGCGGTGATGTAGATGGTGGCAATTTAGGGCTAGAAAGTGACGGTACACTAACCTACAACCCTTCAACTGGAAAAGTAACCGCTACAGGCTTTGTAGGCGCTTTAACAGGCAATGCAGACACCGCTACTACCCTTGCAACAGCCAGAACTATACATGGAGTCAGCTTTAACGGGTCAGCGAACATAGACCTATCTGAAGTGATAAGCGATACAGTCGGGGCTATGTTTAGCTCAAATACTGAGACGGGCATAACGGCAACGTATCAGGATGGCGATAACACGATTGACCTAGTGGTCGGTACGCTTAATCAAGACACTACGGGATTAGCGGCAACCGCAACAATTTTAGCAACCGCAAGAACAATCGGTGGCGTTAGCTTTAACGGTAGTGCAAATATTGATCTCTTAGCCGCAGATATTAAGATTGGTGAAGATGATCAGACTAAGATAGATTTTGAAACAGCAAATGAGATTCATTTTTACGCCGATAATGCTGAACAAGTCTATGTAGCAGATGGAATATTCTCGCCACAAACTAATAATGATGTTGATTTAGGTACAAGCAGTACAGAATTCAAAGACCTATTCCTAGACGGTACAGCACACATAGATACCTTAGATGTAGATGCTAACGGTACAGTAGCGGGAACATTCGGAGTTACAGGTGATCTAGCTATAGATACCAATGTATTATTCGTGGATGTCAGTGCAAACCGAGTCGGTGTTGGTAACGCTTCCCCAGATGTCAGTTTGGATATCGGAAGTTATACAGATGCGGTGCATTTGCCAGTAGGAACAACGGGGCAAAGACCAACAGGCGCGGCTGGATATTTGCGTTATAACAGTACCCTAAGTCGTTTTGAAGGATATACGGATGCATGGGGTGAGATTGGTGGCGGTGGTACGTCTACGCTAAGTGTCAATACATACACAGTAGATACATCAGAGGATAACCCAGAGCAATTAACACTATCACAAGCCCCTACAAGCACAGATAACACTATCTTATTTATAGAAGGCGCATATCAAAACCCAAATAGCTACAGTGTATCAGGTACAACATTAACGCTTGATACAGTACCAGAGAACGGCAGAAAGATTATTGTCTATCATGTATCTAACGCCGTATCAGGCGCGGGCATGAATAACGATCAATTCACGGCTAACGGCTCAACTACTGCATTTACATTATCAATAGACCCAATTAATGAGAACAATACCATCGTTTTCTTAGACGGTGTATACCAACAAAAGACTGACTATGCGGTCAGTGGCACTACGTTGACTATGGATACAGCGCCAATAAACGGGGCTATCCTTGAGGTACAAACATTTAGCCAAACAGAAATAAACACCTTCCCAGCTACAGGTATATCTAACCTTACAGCAGTCACGCCAGTAGCGGGCGACCTAATAATGGTTCTTGATGCTACAGACAACGCACTCAAGAAATCAGATGTAAAAGACTTGATGGCAACCGCAGTAAGTATTACCTCTGCCGCCGATGCCGTTGCAATGACATTTGATTCAAGTGAAAACGCAACATTCGCGGGCAACATAATTAAAGGCAATCTAACCATAAGTGGCACAGAGATTGACCTGTCAAGCGGTGATTTAACAATAGATGTAGCTGGAAGTATAACGCTTGATTCTGACACAGGGGTTCTTGATTTTAGCGATGGTGGCACTAATATTGGTCGTATTGAAAATGCCAGTAGTGATTTTAAATTTGAATCAAGAGTGCAAGACAAAGATATAGTATTCGTAGGTAATGATAATGGCACTGGTATTGAAGCACTTAGACTTGATATGTCAGCGGGAGGTGATGCTACCTTTAATGGAAATATAATCCTTAGTGGTACAAGCAAAGTAAGATTTGATCATTCACTTATTGGAGATGATATATTTGATACTGACTCCTTTGGAATAGCTTGTGACCATACTGAAAGTATAAGAATGGGTACAGAAAGCTCAGATGGTTCTTCTTTTACTGAAAGATTCCGTATAGACAATACTGGAAGCCAATCCCAATTTGCTGGGCAAAGCCTATCAAACAACTTCTATCTAGACTCAGGCTCAAATCAAGGTGCATTTAACTTTACATGGTTTACAGATGGTGCATCTGCTTTACAAAGTGTAGCTCACATGTATGTGCAACAAGGATCAGGTGATGGCGGTGCTAGGAAAGCGGAGATTATTTTCCAAGTAGCAGATAATGGTGAGCCAAGTACAGCTTTAACTATTGCTAATAATAAATTGGTTACAACAGATGGTTTGCTTTTGGCAAAGGCTGGAGTTTACATCAGTGCTTTTGATGGAGATAAACTAATAACTGATGGCTCTCAAGGTGGCGGTAGTGATGCTTTATTTATTGGTAATGCACAAATACAAGTATCGTCTGATAAAAGAATAAAGAAAGATGTTGTTGATACTACTATTAATGCAACAGAAAAATTAAAAGAAGTAAGAGTAGTAGATTTTACTTGGGATGACCCAAAAGACCAATCATATAATAATAAAAACGCTAGAGGACAATGGACAGGTGCAATAGCACAAGAACTAATATCTGTTTTTCCTCACATAATAAACGCACCTAGAGATAAAGAAACACTAGAAGTAGATAACGATTCTGAGCGTAAATGGCTAGTAGAGTATGAAAATCTAGTGCCAGTATTAATTAAATCAATNCAAGAACTAAGTGCTAAGAACGATGCACTTGAAGCAAGAATAAAAACACTAGAGGACGCATAAATGGCAACAACTAAAATACCATTAGAGCTATCAACCTACGCGCCTGATGCGGATGGTGCTACTTTAGAACTACAAACCACTGATACAACGGTTACTGATGGTAGCGTACTAGGTAAGATAGAATTCAAAGCACCTAAAGAAGCAAGCGGTACAGATGCTTTATTAGTAGGTGCGTCTATAGAAGCGGTAGCAGAGGGAACATTTGCGGCAGACAACAACGCCACAGAGTTAGTATTTAAAACAGGTGCTAGTGAAGCGGCGGCTCAGAAGATGGTGCTTACTTCTGCGGGTCGCTTGGGTATAGGAACTGCAAGTCCAGATAGAACATTATCAATAAAACACGCATCACAAGCAGAAATAGGATTTAAAACAGGTTCAGTAAGTAATGGAGCATTAATTTACTATAACGATTCTGAAAATCAATTACTATTAAGAGCACAAGAAAGCGGAGAGCATATTGCCTTTCAAACTGGCGGCACTACTGAAAGAATGCGCATAGATTCGTCTGGAAACGTGGGCATAGGAACAACTCCAGCAACAAATGTAAGACTAGATATTAGGTCAAACGCTGCTGCTACATTAGGCGATTTTAGAAATGCTTCAGCAACAGGTTTTGGATTATATGTTGCTGCTGGAGACACTTCTTCTCAATATGCTTTTAGGGCAGCAGATTATCAAAACAACGCTTTATTTTCTGTTATGGGAGATGGAAACGTGGGGATAGGAACTACGAGTCCAAATAATAAACTTGATGTAAATGGTGGTATTGTTTGTTCGCCAAATACAGATGGCAAAGATACTTTTGAACTTAGTACTAATGCGTCGGATGAAGGCAGATTTAGAATAAAAAATGTTGATACTACTACAGTACAAATAAGGGCTGGTGGAGACAGCTACTTTAATGGCGGTGTTGTTTTATTTGGGAAATCATCAACAAATGTTAATACTGCGGGTGGTTATATAGATGGTGGCGAAGCCATTTTCACCATCGCGGGTAGTGGAAATACATATTTAGTAAGAAGTACAGATACTAATGCTTATACCTTTTTTGTTGGTGGAGATGGAGAGGTACATTCAGCACAGGGTACTGCCATGACAAATCTATCAGATGAAAGATTAAAAGAAAATATCGTAGATATAGATACAGGTCTTACAGAAGTATTAGCTTTAAAACCAAGAAAATTTGATTGGAAAGATGGTCAAGGGTCAGGTAAAAAGAATTTGTCTGGTTTCATAGCTCAAGAAGTTGAACCAATACTACCTGATTTAATTGGTGGTTTTCTACATGACACTTTAGAAGATGCTAAATCTTTAAGAACAGGGGATATGATTCCTACATTAGTTAAAGCAATCCAAGAATTAGAAGCAAGACTTAAAACATTAGAGGACGCATAAATGGCAAATACTAAAATTACATCAAGAGTCATAGCCGCAGATGCCATATTAACCGCTAATATTACTGATGCTAATGTAACGACAGCTAAGATTGCTGATGACGCAGTTACCAGTGCCAAGCTAGATACCAATATAGTAATAGCGGGTACTTTAGGTTCTACAGGAAAAATAACTGCTGACGCTGGTATAGATATAGATAACTTTAATATTGACGGAACTACGATAGCTTTATCTTCTGGAGACCTAACACTAGACGTTGCTGGTGACATTATTCTTGATGCTGATGGGGCGGATATTATATTTGCAGATGGCGGTACTACATTCCTTGAGATTGATAAAGATGGTAACAACGCAAGAATAAAAAACCCAATATCTGATGGTGATATAAAAATACAAGGTAATGATAATGGCTCTATAATTACAGCCTTATCCCTTGATATGTCAGATGCGGGGAGTGCATTATTTAATAAGTATGTAACAGCAGAACGTTTTTATGTGCCTGATAATGGTATAGCAATATTTGGTGGCGGTTCAGATTTAAAAATCTATCACGATGGCTCAGACTCATACATAAAAGATGCTGGTACTGGAAACTTATTAATCCAAGGTTCTGATATTTACATTGGTGATGCTAGTAGTAATCATAGAATAATATTACGAGCAAATGGCAATGTTGGTATAGGAACTACAGACCCACAAGATTTACTTCATTTAGATGACCCTGATGATGATTGTGTCTTAAACTTAGATACAGCAACAGCAAGTAAAAATTCTATAATCAAATTTTCTGATCCTGATGCTCAAGGTCGTGGTTTTCTTCAATATGCTCATAGTGATGATTCATTTCGTACTATTGTTGCTGGTGCTGAAAGAATGCGCATAACAGCCGCGGGCGATCTCTATTTTGGACAGACATCAGGCTCGGTTGCCAATGTTGGAACTATACTTCAAGCAAATGGGCGCAACTTTTTTATGGCTTCAACTACTTCAGAAGCGATAATGCACACTTATAACAACACTTCCAACTCTGGTGCTAAATATATAATTTCTTTTAGACAGAATAATACAGAAGTAGGAAGCATTGAAGTCGGTTCAAGCTCAACTGCACTTGTAGGTTCATCAGACTATCGTTTAAAAGAAAATGTAGATTACACTTGGGATGCTACGACAAAACTAAAGCAACTTAAACCTTGTAAATTTAATTGGATCGTAGACGATACCAATACACTTGTTGATGGTTTCTTAGCACACGAAGTCCAAGACATAGTACCTGAAGCTATTTTCGGTGAAAAAGATGCTGTCTATACAGCAGAAGATGAAGCTAATGGATTGGGAGTAGAAGGCAAACCAAATTTTCAAGGTATAGACCAATCAAAGCTAATCCCATTGCTAGTCAAAACAATCCAAGAATTAGAAGCAAGACTTAAAACACTAGAGGACGCATAACCTTACAATTAACGTAAAAAATGCTAAGATATAATTATTTAACAATCAGAGGATAGTAAAATGGCAGAGGCTAATAAAGATGAAAGAACTTTAATAATGCAAGAAGATGACGGTACGAGTACAACTCATGTTGTAGCGGATATGTCACCTCAAGCTCAAAGCGTATATAATAAATTAGTAGTCGTTCAAAATGAAATTACTAAGGTAACTTTTGATTTGGAGAAGTTAAACTTTGCTCAGATGGGCTATATTGGAACTATCAAGCCATTATTAAATTCAGATGAAGAAACTGAGGATAGTAAGGATGGCAAAAAACAAGATACTAAATAGCAGAGATTTCACTAGCGACCTAAGAGCGCATGAACGTGAATGTACTATACGTTATGAGAATATTGAAAAGCGTTTAGATTCTGGTGGTCGGCGATTCGCCAGAATGGAAGGCATGATAATTGGTCTTTATGGATTGATTATAGCATCACAACTATTTGCGGGGTGGTCGTAATGGCGGGTTTACA